AACCTTCGACTCCACGACGCGCCCGGACGGCCCCGACAAGCATCGCCTTACCTTGATAGGCTTGCTTGACCTCTGCGTCGAAGAGGGTCACGAAGGCATTGGAAAGACCAATACTCATGATGTACCTCGTTCAGTTGATGGTGGGGTTTCGCGCCGGTGAGCCTGGGAATCCAGGGCCGAATGCTTGCTGGTTGCGCCAGCCACTCGTCAGCTACCGCTGCGGCAAGGGTCGGGTAAACCCGGTGGGCCTTGCGCGGATTCTAAATCCCAATCTAACCGATTGACAAGTGGACAAAAAACAGCCCGCATTGCGCGGGCTGAAAGGCTTCACCGGAGGAGACAGGGAGCAATCACTGTATCACTGCCTTAAACAGGCGCTCAACCTTCTGCCTGTAGGCCGGATCGGTCTTGTAGCGCGGATCGCCGACCATCTGGTAGAGCTCCTCCTTGGTGGGCGCTCCCTCGATCGGGGAGGTCTCAATCGGCAGGCGCCCCTCATAGGCTTCGCGGATCTTCATCAGAGCCCGCAGACCCTGGGCGGTGCCGCCCATGATCTTGAACTCCTCGAAATCCTCTTTGCCCCAGACACCCTTGTTGACCAGGCCTCGAGCCCAGTCAACCATGCCATTGACCATCGCATTGGCATTCGGCCCGAGCTTCTTCATCTCGGCAGCGGGGTCGATCCGCTCGCCTTCCATGAGCTCGCCGGCCTTGGTGCGCAGCCTGGTCGCCAGGTCGTCGAACTGAGCCTGGCTGAGTCCGTTGTCCTTCGCGAACGCTGCAAGCTCCTGCGCCATCGGGTTCTCGGCAGCGGTGTCGCCGAATGAGCCCATGTTGTAGTTGCCATCAGCCGGCGCGTTGTGGTGTCCCTTGCTGATCTTCGCCCGCAGGTCGCGCCATGACTTGGCGATGCCTTCCAGGTCTGGCTCGTTGGCGTCCTTCTTCCAGAAGTTCTCCGGCCAGTATTCAGGACGCTCAAGCGGATCTTCTGGCTCACTGCCAGGTTCAACCGCTTTGTGGGGGATAGCCGCCGTTATCGGGTCGGCTGGTTTGGTGCTGTCTTCTACGGTGACGCTATCGAGTAAGCCGGAAGATCCGGGCTCGTTGGTCGCTTCTGTCACAGGTTCCTCGCTCGTCTGATCCGCGCCATGATGTCCCGCACGACAGCACGCTGACCGTCAGCGTAGAAGGCGTGCGAGGGGTCGGTGCCGGGCACGGCGATCGGCACGTCAACGTACATGGCCCGCATCCAGGCGAGCAGCTTCATTCCATCTTCGGTTCCAAGCACCCGCAGCATTAAACGATCGGCGTCATCCCGCTGCTGGTTGGCGTCGCGGATGTCTGGGAGCTCGATAGCCTCAAGATCGTCCCAACTCATTCCGTCGACTCCTCTGGCGACTGTACAGGCGCAGGTTGTTCAACCCATACCTGCCGCCAAACACCATCAACCAATTCCGGCTCTTGCTCTACAGCAACCATACCTGGCGTTCTCGGCATTGGCGTCGGCAACACCAGCGGAATCCCGGCATCATGCAGAGCCTGGACGTTGACGTTAGCAGGAATGCTGCCATCAGGATTAAGTAGGAATTGCTTTGGCATGATCAGAAGAATGTGATTACCCGGCAATAACCATTGCCACCGTTGCCACCAGCGCCGGAGTTGACTGCGTGACCAGCACCGCCGCCGCCACCGCCGCCTCCGGGGTATCCGCCGTTCCCACCAGCGCCAGCGGTGGTCGTTCCTGATCCACCGGCACCACCGCCATCACCACCTACAAAATAGGTGGTTGCGTTAGATCCATTTCCCCCACTGGCATTAGCGAATCCAAACGCGCCCCCACCACCAGTGGTGGCTGTTGAAGAAGTCAAAAGTGAACCACCTTTCCCACCGGCTTGTCCGTTTGTAGCTGTAGTGCTCGCTGCGCCAAAACCAGCCGCTCCTGCACCACCTCCTGGCCTATATCCTCCGCGACTACCAGATGTTCCATTATTTGAAGTTCCTGCTCCACCTGATGCCGATAAGTTATTGCTACCAGAAGCCAATTCTGCGAGACCGCCACCGCCATTTCCGGCTCCCCCAGATGTACTACTTCCGCCACTGCCCGATGTTCCTGGTCTAGCTGAACCCCATGAACCGAACGATGTTATGGTTCCATCGGTTCCGTTACTTCCATTGGTATCGTCCGCAGTTTGTGCTGCGCCACCTGTGCCGCCAGCACCAACCGTCACCGTCTCAGTAGCTCCGAGAGCAGATGCCGGAATCCATAACTCTGTTCTTCCTCCAGCACCCCCACCGCCACCGCCAAAGGCGGCAGTAGCAGATGACCCGGATGCCCTTCGCCTCCCAGACGCACCGCCACCACCACCACCAAACATCAACACATAAACCAGCTTAGCTCCCGCTGGCTTAGTCCAAGTAGATGTGCCTGTACTTGTAAATTCTTGGATGTCTGCACTAGATATTCCGCCGCCACTCGCCGCAGCCCATGCGACACCAGCAGCAGCAGACGAATCAGCAGTCAGCACAAATCCATTGGTGCCAGCAGCAACACGCACATTGTCTGTGCCGTTGTGAGCAATCAAATCACCCTTACTCGTTGTCGGCGCAAGCGCATCAAACGCATCAGTTTGTGTTGTCTGTCCTGTGCCACCGTTAGCAATAGCAACAGTGCCGGTGACGTTCGCAGCCGTTCCTGTTGTGTTCTGATTCAACGTCGGAATATCAGCGGCGACAATCGCTCTAAACGTCGGAACACCTGCCGTGCCATTAGGAGCGGCCAGGACAAAGTTGGCCGTCTTGCTGGCATACGGGTTTTGTGTGTCGCCGTAATTGCCTGCCAGGCTAATGACTGGCGTTGCGCCGCCAGATGAAACGATAGGCGCAGTCCCGCTAACAGATGTCACGCCACCGCCAGCCACCCAGGCCAACGAAGTGCCATCTGTGCCAATAACCTTGCCGGCGTTCGATGCCTGTTGTTTGACAAGATCGCCAACCTCAACCAGCTGCGCTTGGCGATCAAATAGTTTGTCATCTCGACCGCCGCCACCGCCGCCGGTCGGCATGATGATCCACTCGCCCCATTGGCCTGGCGCTTTCTCGAAGCGCAGCATGAGACCTTTCTTCTCATGCTTTGGCATCGGGCCGATCGGGCCTGCTGGGCCTTCTGGCCCTCGTGGCCCTGGCGGGCCATCCTCACCCTGGTAGCCTTTCTCGCCTTGCGGCCCCGCTGGGCCAACCAGCCCCTGTGGCCCCGTTGGGCCTACAGGGCCAGGGACACCTCGCTCGCCTTGTAAACCTCGCGGCCCAACCGGCCCTTGTGGGCCTCGCAGTCCTGTGTCGCCTTTCTCGCCCTGTGGGCCTGGTACTGGGACAGTCTTTAGCAGAATCTGACCAGGATCGCCCTTCTCGCCCTTCTCACCTTTCGGCCCTTGCTTTGCCTGATCGCGAGCTTGCCTGGCTAGATCCAGTGCTTTTGCCGCTGCGGCACGGGCGACATCATCACGCATTGAGCGCCTCCATTAGGCGCTGATCGACGTTCTGGCCTTCTGGTACGCCAGCGGCCTGCATCATTGCGTTCTGCATTGCCATCGCTTCCATCTGCCGGTTCTGGGCCTCTTCCATGAGCACGGCACGCTCCTCGCGGCTGTTGCGCACGCTGGATGGCACGCCGAGCTTGTCGCCGATGTAGTCGACCGCTGCGTCAGTCTTGAGCGCCAGCTGGCCGTCAGGGCCGAACCCTTGCATCAGCTGCGCGTACTGCAGGATCGCGTTGACCTCTTCCATGTTCTGGGCCATCGCGAGCGGGGCCACCGGCACCACCTTGACCTCGAGCCCGTTGACCCGGAGCGGCAGGTCGATCATGCCGCGCTCGTCCATGACCTCGAGGATCTTGGCCACCAGCGGGATCATCGTCTCGTTGATGAGGCGGCCGAACGCGCTGCCCAGGTTCTGCGCGAGCTCCTTCATCCGCTCGACGATCTCGGTGGCAGACCTGGCGCTCATGTTGTCAGGCGGCAGCGACTCATCCAGCAAGATCCGCTTGATGCTGGCCGTCAGGTCGTTGATCACCAGCTGGCTGACGTTGAAGTCGCCGGCACGGGTAAGGGGCTGCAGGCTGGCACCCTGGGGGCCACCGTTGCGGGCAACCGGGATGATGGCGCCAGGCACGATCTTGACCGTGTTGGGGTTCAGCACGCCATCGTCGGCAGCGGTATAGACACCGGCCACCGCAAGCGAAGCATTCTTCAGCAGGAGCTCTTTGGTCTTGTTGAGCGTCTTGATGTCGGGCAGCGCCGTGATCAGCGGGCCTCGACCGTAGATTTCGCCAGCGACCTTCATGTAGCGCGAGATCACCCAGGGCGAGGTTTTGCGGCGCCGGTAGACGATCTCGGTCTTGGTCAGCTTGTCGATGACGTGATAGCAGTAGTCACCACGCTTGTAGTCGTGGATGGTTGCCTCGATGAGCTCGATGTCATCGGTCGGCTTCTGCTCGATCCGGCGTGCGAGCTCCTCGCTGATCTTTGCATCCGGCCACTGGCGCTGGATCGACTCGCCCTTCATCCGCATCCGGCGATAGACGTTGTCGACCTGGCCGTTGGCGCCTTCCTCGTAGCAGACCAGGAAGAGCGGCACCGGCACAAAGTTGATCGGCGTCACGTCGTCACCAGGCTGCACCATCATGCAGGCCGTGCCGACCGCAAGATCCAGCAGGAACTCGCCGATCGCGATGTCGAAGTTGCTCTGCTTCAGCACCGCGAACATCTTGTCGGAGTATGCGTCGAGGATCGCCTGCGCCTGCTGCGAACGCTCGAGCGGAATCGACGGGCCAGGCTCAAGCCTCGACCACTTGCGCTGGGGCGGGAAGACTACGCTCTGCAGCCTGTTCGCAAACCGTTGGGTGCTATTGATTGCTGTACTGTCGAAGACGCGCTGCATCTTCTTGGTACCCGTGCTGCCGCCTTCCCAGACACCGTACAGTTGGCGCTGTGGGAGCGCGAACTCGTAGGCATCCTGGTAGATGGATTGGAACTCGTCCTTCTTCGTCTGCGCCAGCTGCTGCCGCTTGAGGATCTGCTCTGGCGTCAGCCGCATCCCGCCGCCTTTCTCGTATTCCATGACTTATGCCTCGGCCTTGTACTTCGCCAGCAGATTCCTGCCCTTCGCGGCCAGACGTTGCGCCGCAGCCTCTGTGCGCGGTGCAGGCTCACCCCAGGCCCGCGCTGCCAGCGCCAGCCTGGTGGGATCACCGTCCTTGTCGACCAGCGGCCCGCTCGGGTTCGTATAGAACCGCGTGAGGAATGAGCCCTTGCGCCTGGCGCGTTGCCCGGTAGGGCTCGAATCCTTCACGCCTGGCTGCAGGTTCTTCGACTCGCCCGTCGACTCGTAATGCCGTCTGCCGGCCTCTGTCAGCCCGCCTTCTGGATCTTTGTAGCGAGCCTTCATAGCGATGAACTTACCGCTGGCCTGGGCCTGCTGCCGCCGCTGCAACCTGCGCCTGGTAAGCCGCGATCACCTCGGGCGTCCACGCTGCCTGGCACTGCGCCACAACCTTCTCAGGTTGCCCGGTCAGATCCTGACCAGGCGTAAGCACCCAGCGTTTGAACTTGCGAGCGAAGAACTCGCCATCCTTGGTGATCGTTGTGGCTTCACGCACCTGGACGATGCCGTTGCCGACAATCTCGATGCGATCAACTTCTGTGGTTTCTGCAAGCGACATGAGTTTCTCCTTTGTGTCCGACCACGCCATCCAGCGTGGTTATCAGATCGAATAGGTAATTGAAAACATAATATCGCCACTGGCGTCCATTGGAACGGCACTATTGGCACCACCGCCTGTTGGATATTGATACAAAGAAATTGTTGAAGCGCCTGGTGCACCAAATGCTGTTACGACATTTCCAGCAGTCAACGAAATATTGTGCGGATATCCAATTGCGGCAGTGGGATGCAAAGCGACTTGTGCATTCGATGCGAATGGAAGACCGCTAATTTCCATGAAACCTGTTCCTGTGTGACCACTCCAAGAAAGATAGCCATACACAGTAACCATCGCGCCGATTTTTACATATCTCGCGGATTTACTTGAGTATGTTGCACTTCCAGCAGAAGTGGTTCCAGCAATAGCTATCGACGAACTGCAATCGCCTTCCTCGTAGTCATCTAGCGTGTTCGCATCGCTCGATGCCGAGGCAGTCGCCGGGAACGAAATTCCAGCACCAGACGCAGCTGGCGTTGCGCCACCCACGCCGATGGTGGCCGGGAACTTCTTCACATAGTTCTGAAGCTCTTCAGCGGTGATCTTCTTCGAGCGATCAGCAGCAGCTGCTTCGCTGATGTCAACGATGTAGAGCAGGTCACCCGTGGCAGTGTTTGCGCCCGTCAGCGACGTGAGCGCGGATACGGCCTTGTCAGTCATTTCAACTCTCCAAAAGTAAGAATTCCAAGTCCTCAAGCAGGGCGTCGTATCCGCTCTCGAGCTCGAGATTGTCGAAGTAGATCTCGTCGTTCTCGAACAGCAGATAAGACATGTCTTCCAGCAGCACGTTGCCACCGCCCTCCAACTCGACGTTGTAGGAGAGGTAGT